TAGTATTTAACTAAATGCCGAACAACAGCTGTAAATGCCGCAAGGAGCGTGACCATAGCCACGCCCATCGCAGCCCAGTCGTTAGCGTTCACTCGCTTTGGCGCCGAACGTAACGTCTTTAGGATTCAGGTAACGCATTAGTAGCGGAACGACGCCAGCGAGAAACCCGTAAGCCAATTTCTTGGGATCGGATTCGCCTGTCATAAAAACGGCTAACGCTCCTGCGAGCGCTGATCGTCCATAACTAGCAGCCATAGCCTTTAGCTCTTTCATTACTTTTCTCCTAACCCCAGAGCTTCGATTAGCTCTGAGACTTTTTTTGGACTTACGTTGATTTCAAAGTGCATTTCGTCGGGTCGATTTTTGTAGTCGCCGCCCCAGAATAAGCCGTACTTCTTAGCTAGTGCTCGAATCATTGGAACTTTCTCAGCTGGAAATGTGCCGATCTTTCCGAGAACGTGCTTAGTCGCGTTAAGGTCGATCGCCGTTCCGGACGCGTGATTGCTTAAACGATCGGTTGACCCTCGAACCATGCGAAACGCGTAACCCCAATCGTCGAGCTGTCCACCATCAATCGGCTCGATTAGCTCGTTAAATTCCGTACAGAATCCGACGATCAAGGGTGCGACAGCTTCCGCGCAACGAATCTTTAAATGGGTGCCTGGTATCGCGTACGACTTGATATGGATCGACTCAGGTTTAGCCGAAGCTTCCCAGCCGTTATAGCTGGTTAGTTTCATGACAGCAATAACGACGCTTCGTCGGCTGTAATACCAAGTTTTTCTAAGATCGCTAACCGAGCAGCTTCTTTAGCATCTTGATTTATTCCCGCTTGTTCTTTAGCAATAGCATTATCAGCCCACTCAGCAATTAGATCGTCGTAATCTTTACCGACTAATTCGGTGTAACCAATTTCATCTGATCCTACGCGAATTGATGGGAACTCAGCTTTCAAGGCTGTAATTTTTTGCTCTTTAGTTGTCATTAGTTTTCCAATCCATAAACAGTAACAACGCCTGAGATAGTTCCAGACGCAACGGAAAGAATAAATCCAGTATAAGTATCAGCGGTATCTTGATGATAGCCCATGAAAGTAGCAGCGTTGTCATTACCAGACATGCCGTTTCCATAAAAAACGGCTTTTTGACTACTGTTTCCGACATTTGTAAAATACATTGTTAAGCCTGTTGGATAGGTCGTGCTACCTTGACTTATTTGGCATGAAGCTGCGTTGTTAGCAGCGACTATTGTGCTTGTTCCTAAATAACCCGTTCTGGTTATTGCGCCATAATAATTTGCGGCTTTGGTAACCGCTCCAGCACGTAGTTGAATATCAATTGTTAAAGGATTGCTGCTTGCTATTAAATTATTAGTGACAATTAGGTATTTTTTGTAAGTGCTTGTAAAAACTCCGTCAAAGGTTGTTGACGTATTAGCGACAGTCGTAAACGTTCCTGTTGTAATTTTTGTCATTGAACCGCTTGGCGAAGCTCCCCACTCTGGAGCTGTTGCGCCCGAGTTAACCTTAAGAACCTGACCAGCTGTACCAATACCTAATCGAGCTGGAACTGTCGCGTTCCGATAAATAATGTCGCCCGCTGTTGTAACTAACGATTTAGCAATAGCGGCGTTAGCTAAGTCGTAAGCCGATTTAGTAGCTGTCGGAGTCGAAGCTAGAACGCTTGAAGTCGTTGAAGTCGAATCGCTGAGCTGTACGACGCCTGACGCGCTTGTCGAAGCCGCACTAACGCCAATAGTTACAGCGCCCGAACTACCGCCACCCGTAATCGGTGCGGTTACGTTCACAGCTGTTATGTCGCCAACGTCATTTGTGATCCATGTGAAATCCATGTCTGTATTTGTAGTTTTAGACAGGATTTGACCAGTCGTTCCGCCTTTTAGATCAGCCATCGACGTATCGACTGCCTGACCAAAGACTTCAAAATCAGCTGGTAAGTCGGTAACTAGATCGGTGCTCGTTGGCATTTGCCAGCCGAAGTTACTCGTTGGATTAGTCATGTTTTCTCCTTATGCTACGACTAACGCGGTTTCCCACGTTAAAGACCCAGATATAGTATTCCACGCTTCGGCTATTGGCACTTGCTCCCACGACATAGCTTGCAGCGAATAACTTAGTGGCGACAGATTAAGCGTTATGGATATTTCATTATAGGCAGCCTTAAACGACCATCCCTCGACGAATCCCTGAAACGTTCCGGCAACCATGTTAGGCGGTAAATCGCTTATTCTTAAAGGTAAGCCCATAAACGCATTTATGAGCGAATCTCGATCGCCGTCGTCTAACTCTGGATTGGTGAGCTGGTAAGTAATTGCCGTAAAATTAGCTTGCGGTGCAGCTCTTAGAGTTAAGTAGAAATCGGCTTGATCTTGCGCGTCGGCTTGATGTTTAACTGTCGTACTAATTGCCTGAGCTAAACGCCCGTAAAGATTGATTGAGTTAATATCCTCGGCACTTACTTCTTGATTGGAATTAGTGCCATATTTGAGCGTAATATCGTTCCGCACGTCGCCAGCTCGGGTTTCAATCTTTAGTCCGTTAAATAGCGCGTGATTAGCTGTTAACTCGGTGTAGCCGTAAGTGGCTAGGTAAACCGATCTATGAGTCGAATCGGCATAGCTAATTCGACCCTGAGAATCCTCGTATATGTAGCCCAATCCAGACGTCGCGAGAGCTGCGACAAGTGAATAAATATCGACGCGATCAGATGATCGAGCTGCTAACTCATAATTACCGGGCTGATCTATTTCTCCTAGTCCGACGTTCTGAGCGTTTGCCCACGTTTCCGTCGGATCGTAGTTAGCCCATTGTAAAGCTGCTGGAACTTCGCCCCAGTTATTTAATAGTAAATCTTGGAGAATATGGTAAATCTGATCGCCGTCAAAGTCTTGGACTAACGTTCCGTCGGTCAGCGCTTTAGGTAAGCGGCTTAAAGCTCCTAGTGCGGTTATCTTTAGAACTTGGTTTATTCCAACCGACCCAGCGGTGATTATTTCAACCCCGAAATCGACGACAGTTCCGCCGAATATGGGAACGTAAGTCGCGGTCGAATCTTGAAGCTCGATCGTTACTGAATCGTTAATATTTATATTGACGATTGCCTGAGTTAGATTTAGCAGCTCTAAATTACAATAGCCAGCTTGCGCTTGCTGATAGATATTATTTCGACCGCTTGTAATAGTTAGATTTGCCAGCGTGTAAGTCGTATATTCGACGCCCTGAACCTTTACGCGCCAGACTGGGTTAAATACTGTCATTAGAACGCCAGCGCATTAGCGCCATTAGTGCCGCGATAGAAACTATTATTTAACACGTCAACGATTCGGCGAGCTGTACCCTCTTGGTCAATTGCACCGCTAACGTTAATATAAATATTTCCGCCACCGCTGCCCAGTTGATTATTAGGAACTATGCGTCCGCCTGATGATGGTACGAATAATTCCGGACCGACTTCTCCGACGATGTATGGGCTATTAGGCTGAACTGTGCCGCCCTTAGCAAGCTTTGGAATCTTAGGTAAATCTTTACCGCCGACGATATTATTAACTACGTTATAGGCTGAAATAAGCCCGTTAATGCCTGAGATTATTAAATTAATCGAACCGACTAGAGCCTTGATAGATAATGAAATACCGTCAATAATTAAAGCGATACCTGACCAAGCTGCTTTAAAGGTCGTACCTAGAAACGCGGCGAAAGGTTTAGCCACGACTAAGAAAGCCGTTAGACCGATACCTAGTAATTTAAAGAATCCGGTGTTTTCGGTTATGAGATCGCCGACAGCGCCAAGCACGTTTTTATAGCCTTGGAATAATGGAATCAGGAAAGCCTTAAATATTGGAATAATGTAAGTATTTATATATTCCCATAATGCGCTAAATGCTGGGATCAAGGTTCCCATAATGAATCCGCCAATATTTGCGAAAACTGGATTTAACTTCTCACCTACCTGAGCGCCTAAGTCGCTTAGAACTGGTATTGCCTTAGTAACAATAAAATCGACTAGCGGTGTTAACGCGTCGAGAATAAATGCTCCCGCGCCCTCTTTAGCTTCGTCGAAAGTTAATTTTAGTCGGGCGATCTTGCCCTCGTATGTATCGGCTTGCTCCGAAGCTTGTCCGCCGAAAGTTTCCGATAATAGTTTAGTTTGTTCCTCGAACGTCATTGACTTAAGTTCGGCAGCTGATAAACCGAGTCCCAATTTTGCCAGCCCAGCGGAATTGCCCTCGTAGGCTTTACCGAGCGCATTAGATACGGCTTCTAGCGACTTACCTGATCCAGCAGCTATATCTATGGCTAATGTAGCTAGTTTCTGGGCTTCTGCTACTGATCCAGTAGCTCGAGCTAATCTTTCATAGGCTGGACGTAAGTCGGTGTCGGTTACGCCGAAAGCCATACCCATATTCGAAATCCACGTTTCGGTTGCAGCAATAGTTTCGTCAGTTGCTCCAGCGACGTTTTTTAACGTAGTGGCTAGTTTCGCCTGAGCTGCTTCGTCCTCGATCGCCGACTTAACGCCATCGACTAATAACTTTCCAGCATAAGCCACGGCAGCTGCTCCAGCTACGGCAAACGCAGCCCCAGCAGCCTTTCCGAAATTGCCTAACTTTGTACCAAACGATTCGGTTTCATCGGCTGCTGTATTTAATCCTTTTTTAAGATTATCAACGTCAGCCAAAATCGAGAGCTTGAGCGTTCTTGATCCGTCAGCCATTAGTCAAACCTCTTAACTATCGTAGTGAAAGCCTTTTCCCACTCAGCAATAAGGTAGCTTTGCTCAGCTCGAAGCGTTGGATAAATAAAATATCCAGTTGATCCGCGCCCAGTTGATCCCGACCAAATTGGGAATTGCTTGTATTTATTCGATCCAAATTCTGAGCCGCCCCATAAATCTTTAGTCGTTGCGCCACCGCTGAATTTCTGTCCAGCAAAACCGAACGAAATTTCGCCAATCTTAGATGACTTACTCACCTTTGAACCCTCAGCAATTCGACCAGCAACGGAAGCGGAATTAAGCGAACCAGCTGCCGATTTGATCTTTCCCTGTAAATAGGTAGCCAGCGCACTCGATTGTTCTTTAGCTTGGTTAACAGCTTCCTCGTCCATAGCTTTAAACGCGCCAGTAACGCGACGGAGTTCGGCTTTGTCGTATTGTACGACTTCCTTACTTTCCGCCATTTCGTTTCTCCAGTATCTCGAGCGCTGTCAATATATCCGCCGCGTCAACCCACTCACTCATCGGAATCCCTGTCGCGATCGACAGTTCTACGATTAAGTAGCTTAGGCTTCCTCGGCTGTAGCTTTTGGGGCTTCGGTATCTCCAACCGTAATATCGACTACCATTTCGCACCATATTTCATAAGGCTTGACGGGCTTACCCGCTGCCTCACGTTTTAAGGCGTTCCACGCTAGAAACATTAAGTCGGATATACCGATCTTTTCTTGAGCTTGCTGAATTGTGTACCCGGTCTTTTGTTCCCACTTTGCGAACTCTGGTGGTTGCGCTGTTGTGGTAACTGTCATGCCGTCTGTCGTTTCGATATGTATTTGTAGTTTCATGCTCCCGATTTCTTTTCTATAGTGTTGGTGTTGTCACGCATGTAAAGCTGAGAGATACAGTCTGGGCGTCTGGTGCTGTTCCGCCCGCGCTTGGGAATATTGGCTGAACGTCAAAGTTAAAGACTGATCCGCTTGCGGCTGTAAATACGACCGCTAGTGGCGTATTAGGTGCGCTATCAGCGGCGTTCCATAGTGAAGCGCACAATGATCCGCCAGCTGTCCAGTCGGCAAGCATTTCGACGTCGAAAGTTCCCTGTGTATCTGTTGTGTAATAAGCCTTACCGTCTAGTGTCTGGTAAGTGTTGATTGTGGACTCGATGGTAAGAGTCGCGGCTGTTGCTTGAGCGTCATAAGTATCACCATCGATGGTAAAAGTTATGTCGCGTCCGGTAACGATTGTTGTTGGCATTTTGTCTCCTAGTTTTCCTGTTTGTAGTAAGTGCTAACGTCAATATCCGAAATAAGTAAATTACTCGAACCTAACGCAACGATCGACGGACGCGATACGTCGCCGACAATATATCCCGACGGAATAGCCGCGAGAATCTGTATGACTAGCTTCTCGAGATTATCGAGAGCGCCCGCGTTATTGTTATACGCGACGGCGGCTGAGATTACGAAATTTATTTTTAACTGGATCGAGCTGCTGATTAGAGTGGTTTCCAGATATGGCGTACCGGGCACGATGATCGCTGCGGGCGGAATTACCGCCTCGGGTACTGACTCATAGACCGACGCGGTTACGCCAGCGAGAGCGGTCGCTAGTGGCGCACGAACGTTAGCCTGAATACTCGTTGGCATTATTGACCCATAGTTTCGACGTCAATAAATGGAGCTAATAAACCGACGACACGATTTTGTAATGATCGACCCAGCACGAACGGGCTAGGGTTAAAGTCAACCTGAGCCGAAGTATTGCCCGGAGCTGTGATCGACTGAAAGACCTCGACCGATACGACTAACAGCGCCGACTTTACGGGCGCTACGCCTGAATATAAATCCTCAGCTGTTGAGCCATCCAATACGGCTAATCCAGCGGGAATCTTAGGTGTAAAGATTTGATCTGGTGCTGCTGTTGCTGTGGTGAATATGTATGGCGCGATTTGATGGTCGTTGACTGTAACGGTTAAATCAAACGCAGCTCCGCAACCCGAAATAATGACAGCTTGACCCGGTACGAAATAATTAATGCGCTGAGTCGTGTAAAAAGCCATGCCATCTTTAACTTCGATCCCTGTAATGGCTGATTGATAGCCTGTTAGCAACGGCAAAATAGCGCCTTCAGCGCTGGCGATCATAAGGTCAAGATAAGCGTCTGAATAAAGAGAATCGCTAACGCCCAGCACGTCACGAAGTTCCGTAGCCGTAATGATTGGCATTAGCGATCCTCTCTAGATTCTGCTCGGTCGCCTCGGGAGCGAAACGACCGATGATTATTTAGTTATCTCAGGTCTGGTTCCAGCATGCGCCAAATGGAATCTTTGGAGCGATTGCCGCATAACCGTAATACAGAATATCGACGGTTCCATCGGATTGGATATTAGTACGCAGCTCAAAACGTGGGCTTTCGTACCATGTCCATGCGTCTGGGTTGACGACGACCATTGAGAAATCGCCTGTCGATGTAGTTGGGCCAGCGTTTCCGATTGAACGTGAAACGAATAAATTTAGACCCGGTGAAACTACGCCGCGAAGTGAATCGCCACGAACATTTCCAGCCGCGTTTGATGGTTGCGCCGCATTGTAAAGAGGTGCGCCATTGTCGTTGTAACCCATGATATTAGTCCATTGTCCGGGGCTAACTACTAGGTTACGAGCGAAGCCAAGTGACGATGAATAAACAGCGCCAGCGGCTTGTGATGTGTAAGCAAGGAATCCCGCAGCTGTATTAGCGTTGACGCCTGTCTGTTGACCAGCTCCAGCAATAGTTCCGACAGCAAATTGATCTGTAGCTTTTGCGTAGGCGAACTCAAGATTTTGGAGGAGGGCTGTGAGATATGAGGGGTCTGACCGGTCGATGAGTTCAATCGTCGAAATCGCACGACCCTTAAAGCTGTTAACTGAAACTGAAATATAAGTTGCGCTCAGATTTGATTCTGTAATCGCAGCATTTTCAGCGATGTTTGCAACGGTTGGAACAGCTGTAACTTTTGGCAGCTCAAAAGTCATGCCTGTTGCGCTAAGAGCTTCGCGAGATAGTGCGTCGATCATGCCACGATCAGCATTTGCTAACGCGTTGATAACTGTGCGGCTCTGAGGTGTTGGAACCATGCCCGGAGCTGTTGATGTTGTGTTATCGGCA